ATACTCTTATACGAAAAAAAATAGACTTTTTCTAAAAAAACTAAAAAGTCTATCTATATTATATATATGCCTCTAGCTATTCTTATATTCTCATATTTGTATTAAATTTTCTACAAATTCTCTATTTATTTTATTTTTTAAAGAAATTTATGCCAAAAATAATGCCAAAAAAAAGAAAAAATTATGCCAATGATTTGATCAATAAAAAGAACCTACGCATTACACGTAGGCTCAATTTAGTCATTAAAATTAGTCATTAAAAATATAGTATAGTTCAACTTTTGTGTCATTATTTTATATTTTGAATCATTTTATTAAATTTTAAGCAAATCTTCCATACGGATTAGTGTTGTATCCTTTTGAATTTAATACACCAGCTTTCATCCATCTTCTTTCACCTGTAGATGCACTAATCCAACTAATCCAAACGAATCCTTCACGTTTTACATATCCGTCATATCTGACAGACATTCCGTTAGAGTAGTACAATCCTGTATCAATTCCTTTTTCTGTAGGTGCTTTTCTAATTTTCAAAGTTGTGTTTGGATAGAATGTAGCACTTTCTCTAATAAAATCAGAAGGAACACTGTTTAATACAGTCGGTGTTGATTGAGCACTTCCTCCAGGAACATGAGGATCGGTATCAATACCTGCATTATTTGTCCATCCAATAGCCACCCCATTACGATCTACACGATACGGATATTTGGCACCTTTAATCACTCTACCAATCGTACCATTCCAATCGCCTTTATAAACTTTACCTGTACCATAGCAATTTACACTTAATGTATTTGTGCAAATTGGAGTACCAGTAGAGTACTTCTCACCACTTGGAGCGTTTGGAGTACTTGGAGCACTTGGTGCTACAGTCTGACCATCTAATCTAGCATTTACTTCTTGTGCTAACTGTGGCATTTTCGAATGCAAATAAGGACCAGGACAAGATGTAGCTGCAAACATTCTATGTTCAGTTAAGCTTCCATTCGCATTACCAGTGTAATTCAATCTGAATCCATATCGTTTGCATACATCCACGCATAGATTTACTAATGAGTTCCATGCTTTTGATGAGATCGTCCACGTATCTGTATTATCGTTCGCAATTTCAATTGTAATTGATTGGCAATCGTTGTAGTAGTTACTTGAAGTCCATGCACGATTCTCTTCGTCAACATTAGCAACGATCGTACCATCTGAGCCGATGCAATAGTTTGCACTAGCCATTCTTCCACTTACTTGGAATGATTGAGCACATCTTTCGGCGCTCCACTGACAAGCCATGTGGTGAGGTGTGATTTTACAGACCTTGTAACCACCTCTACCACGCATATAGTTATCTGTACTAGCAGGAATATATTTATTTGTTAAGCTTGAGTATGACATTCATCTTCACCTTCTTCTTTACCATTGCTCAATTCTGTTTGAGCTTCTTCTGATAATTCTTCAAATTTTACTTCTTTTTCTTCCATGATTCTGTCCTCCTAATTCTTCTCGACTAAAAAGTCCTGAATTTCCTTTCGTGTAGTCTTTAGGCTTTCTTTATCATCTTCCGATAACATTCCATCGAGGATGGCCATGTTTGCTTTTAACATTAAATCACCTCTTTTTTTATCCTCTTCTAACCGTTCATCGTGGTCAGACAGAATGCGAGTATGCTCCTCTAATTTGCGATTGATACCTTCTTGATTCAATGTTATCTTTTCAAGTGAATTTAATCGCTCATTATCTTTGTGTAGCAATTCATCATGCCTTTTGACTGTAGCTTTCAGATCGTCATTAGGCTTTTTTAACTCTTTGATAATCTTCACAACACCCCAAATAGATGCTATGAAACCACAAATCCATACAATCTGTTGGCTTGTAATTACAAAATCCATACAAACCACCTACTTTATTTTTTTTCTGTCTGGCCTTCTACAAATCTTGTGAAAGCTTGGTGCATACCAGTACTAGCTAAACCCATAAGTGCACCATAGACTGCATTCTCAATTGTCATACCACTGACTGCTAAGTTCAACACTAATCCAACGAACGCAAGCACTGTAGGGATGTATTTGTTTGGAAATGATTCAAATGAAGTTTTCAAAATGTAGCCGACGATCAAACAAGCTACTACAACAACCAAAACAAAATACTTACTTAATTCTGCAAAATCAATCATCTTTTATTCCTCCTATAATTTAGTTACGTTTAGCATCACATAGCCTTCTTTGAATCCGTCATTAGTAGTGATGCTGCGAATCTGTGTCATTCTAAATAAACCTGTATCCGTTTCTTTTCCTTCATCTAACGATACTTGTTTAAATAACACATAATCTTGTTCGTTGATTTGTTTGTCTGTCAAATCAAGAATAATAAAGTCATGCTCAGTAAAGAAATTCCATAACTTTGTATTTAAATTGATTTCATGAACTTTAGTCATATAAAATCCTCCTATTAATATAAAAAAGCGAGGTAAACAAAAATGCTATATTCTGACAAATTAACATCTTGGTTAAAAGAAAAGAAAATCTATCTAAAATACAGCACTTACACAAATTATTGTAATGTGATCCACAATCACATTATGCCAAAACTAGGCAATTATCAGATTGAAGATTTGAATAACGATATTCTGCAGGAGTTTATTCTTCAAAAACTTGAAAATAGCCGTAAAGATGGCAAAGGTGGTATATCTTTTAAATACGCTAAAGACATTATTCAAATTCTTAAATTTACACTTCCGCTCAAAGTCGATATTCAACTTCCATATCATCCTCCTAAGGCGGTAGAGATTTTTGAAAAAGAACATCAAATAACATTAATTAATCACCTCCAATCTGAGATTAATTATAAAAATTTTGGAATCCTTTTATGCATCCACACTGGAATACGCATAGGTGAGCTATGTGCTCTTAAATGGTCTGATATAAACACTCAAACCAAGTTATTAAACATAAGCAAAACCATGATACGAACCTACACAAAAGAAGATGGTAGCCAATTGCACATTACTCCGCCTAAATCACGTTCTAGCACACGTATGATACCGCTCAACACTTGGATAATGTACTACGCAATACTTCTTCAAGGCGATGCAGACAACTATGTGTTAACGAATCGAGATAAACCGATAGAGCCTAATAAATACAGATTGTATTACAATCAGATTCTTAAAGAACTTGAGCTCCCACACCACAAATTCCATGCGTTACGACATACATTCGCTACAAGATGTATTGAATGCGGATGTTATTACAAATCATTAAGTGAATTGTTAGGCCACTCCAATGTATCAATTACAATGAATATCTACGTGCATCCGCAGATGGAATTGAAGCGTAAATGTGTTGAATTACTTTGTGATTACTATACGTTGTAAATGTATGACTTTTACTACTAATAGTACTGGTGGAGAATATAAACATAAATTAACCTTTGATGAGATGCCTAGTCATAATCACCATCTAAGTGGTTATTCAAATGCATTTGGCTCAAAATACTATTACAACCTAGTTGGCGGTAGTAATAGCTATGGAGATAAGAATACGGGTAATGCGGGTGGAGATACACCTCACAATAACGTGCAACCATATATAGTTGTCTATTTTTGGAGAAGGACCGCATAATTAAGCAGTTCTTCGCCAAAAGAAAACTGTAATATAAGGCGGTATATTGTTATGATATCCGTCTCCACCGGCTTTAGATACATCAAAGCCATAACTATTTGAGCCTTGAAGAATAGGCTTGTTAGCTGCAAACGGAGATGAAGCTTGAGCTGTTTGACCACCTCTTGCATATAGTTTATGACTGTGCGAAGGCATTTCATCTACAGTCAACTTGTGCTTGTATTCACCGCCTGTATTATTAGCAGTAAATGTCATACTTGTACTACCATCATTGCCAGTGCCTTCACCGATTAAAGTACGCCCTTGCCCAAATTGTTCCCAAGTACCACCTAAAAAGTTACCAGGATTATTGTTGTCGTATGTGATATAAACCGCACCCACCGGATATATTACACTTAATATTTTTGCTAAATCACGATACATAACAGTACTGCCATTAGCAACTAATAACTTATCAGATGATGTGTTTTCTTTGACCGAATTAATTGCTAGATCACCATTGATCGTTAATGTATTTGCACTGTTACCATCTTGGCCGAAGAAAGTTAATGACTTTCCATCTTTACCGAAGTTTATCAATGTGTAAGTTGGTGTTACAGTTACGATTTGCCAAGAGTAATCACTCATAAATGAATCCTTAACACCGAATGCAATTTCATATGTAGCAGTTGTTGAGGTAAATAAATTACCTGCTTTGTAATCTTGTTCAAGAGTATAGTTGTTATCCCATGAGTTGATTTTCGTCCAAGCAGTATCTCCACTTGTTCGATACTGAATATAGAATGATGTTACATTCTTATTACTTAAACTAGTAAATCCTACTTTGAAGTGTAGCAATGCATACGTACCACTTGATTCATCTACTGTATAGCCTGAGTTAGCACGTTTAGCACTTACATTTGTAAGACTAGGTGGATAGTATGCAACCACATTTACTGAACCACTCTTAGTAGCACTTCTACCACGTGAATCTGTAACTGTGATTGTATAACCTATACTTCCACTACTTTGAATTGCTTGAGTTGTAAATGTGCTACCAGTGTATGTTTGGTTGTTGAATTTAGTCGATACAGATGTGATCGTTGAACCTTGATTTCCACTTGTTGCAATCGTGAATTTTAATTTCGATTGATTCTGAACATATTGTCCAATACCTGCACAAATTGAATTTGTATCAGAAATACCAACAGTTCCAATCGTTGGAACAATGCTACTTCTAACTTTGATAGTTGCATTTACTGACTTTGAGCCAACGGAAGTTGAACCACTGATTGTTTCTAATGTAAATGTAGCAATACCACTTGTTGAATCAGGAATATTCTTTTCCCAATCTGTCGGAATGGTATAAGAAAAGCTAGGGGATGTTGTACCACTAGCTATTGTTCCTATTTGTATTTTTGTTCCATTCCAAGTTACATAAACTTTATGCGAAAAGTTGCTTGATGCGCTTGTACCACTGATTTTGATCACACCACCACAATCAAGACTTGGTTTATCAATTGATGGAGTAGTTGCACGTGGTATTGTCGTTAACTTTAAACTTCCACTGCATGAGCCTGTCGTTGGTAAATATGTATCTCTGTCTGCATTATTAAATGATGCACTGACTGATATAGATTTAGAACCATCTGCATTGTGTGATATAGTAGTTGTTCCACTTGCTACCCATACAGTAGCACCACTGTTTACAGTAGGTGTATGTACTGCATTGTGTACAGTCGCTCCATTGATTACAACTTTATACGTTTCTGACAATCCGTAATGATTATGGTATGTAGTATTTGAACGGATACCAACTTTCCATGCAATTTTAGATGTGTTATTTTCAATTGAATAAGATTTCTCTGAAACATCCAACAATAACGAATACTTATCGGTTTGTCCTGTTCCAATCCCTATGTTTCCACTAAATTGTGCCATTCAATCACCTACCTTATCTTTTTAAAGTCCAATGAGCCATTAGCTCTTGGTACAAATCCAAAGTTACCGATTTTTAAAGACTGCGTAAATTGACCATCTGTAATGTACATTGTTTGGTCGTTTATATATGTTACCTTTTCACCATTCTTTTGAATCGACCATTCTTGATTCGTGATTTTAGTCTTAAATGCGCTATCTGATTTGCCTAGAGTTAATCCATCGTTGTCAAAGCTCATGTAATTGTTTACGTTGTCTGTAGTTTTCTTCAAACCATCAACACGACCATTTACACTGTCGATTTGACCATTCATCTCATTCTTTGCATCATTAACTGATTGATTAATTGACCATGTAAAGTCCTTTTTCGTCTGAGTGAACTGAGTTGATAAATCTTTTTGATAATGTTCAAACGCCGAATTTGATACGTAAGTTTCACTAACCTTTGAAGTAATTTCATTCGCCTTAGTCTCAATAGCAGATTGTCGCTCAGTACGTTCTGTATTGATTGCTTCATCTACATCCTCAGGAGCAGGAGTCCAGTCTGTTGCTTTGTTACCTTTTTCAAGTTTGAAATTACTCAAGATGATATTTGATGCAGTAGATGGCCGTCCTGTAAGATCATCAATTATAAACTCCGTCCCTGGCAATATATCATTATTCGGGGTTCCAGTAGCATAACATCGTCCATTCTTATTTATGTATAATTGCCATGTCGCATTTTTAACAGTTACTCCAAAAGACCAATTGCATCCACTCGGTACATTCGAAGCATCACATGATATAGTGTATATCTCTCCTTTAATTAGCTTTTGATATGCTTTCAAGTAGAAATATGTATCATCTACTCCTGTACCAACCTTTATTGATAAATCATCTATTTTGGTTGTCTGGCCACCAGCTCGTATATATTGCATTAATAAATTACGCCCACCAATTTGTAAGTTATCAATCTTATTACTAGTTTCAGTAATCGACTTTGCTTGTAATTTAATCGCATCTGCATTTTGCTCGATTTTAGTTGTATTTGAAGTAACTTTGTTTGTTAGTTCTGCAAGGTCTTTCTGAGCTTGTTCTGCTTTAGCTTTTGCATCATCTGCTGCATTTTGTGCTTCTTGTGCATTTCCTATTGCAGTTTGAGCATTACCTTTAGCAGTAGTTGCATCAGACTGAGCTTTCTGTACTGCAGTTTCTGCGTTTGTTAAACGAGTTTGAGCTTTTGTGATTTCGCTCTCAGTCGCATCAACTCTACCAGTCACTGATTCTAGATTAGCTTTTGCATCCGCTAATTCCTTGTTAGCATTGTCTAAATTTAATTGAGCACTGTCTGCCTTTTGTTTAGCTTCATCTGCTAATGACTGAGCACTCTGTGCATTTGTAATTGCTTGACTAGCAGTTGATTGTGCTTGCGTTGCCTTTTTTGTTGCTTCAGTAATATCTAACTGAGCTTGAGTTGTATCTGATTGCAATCTTTCAATTGAACTTGCTTGAGTTATGATTGAATCTGCATTTTGTTGAATCTTAGTATTTAAACTACCTTCAATGCTTGTTAAATCACTCTTAGAAGCATAATTTTGAGAAACTGTAGTCGATAGTTCACCGACTTTCTTTTCAATTTCTGTTGTAACATCTGCATGAATAGATTTTGATTCAGTAGTTAAATCAACTTTTGTAGCATACGTTTCTTTTACAGTAGCAATTTCTCCTGCATTGGCATTTGCCTTATCAACTGCATCTTGAATCTGTTGCTTTGAATCATTGATATCTCCTTTAATCGCATCAATCTGTTTCTGAGCGTTACCAGTACTAGTATTGGCATCTTGTGCTAGTTGCTTAGCTTCACTTGATTGAGCATTTGCAGTTGTAGCTAATTCATTCGCTTTACTTGCAGCCGTTTGAGCTTGTGTCGCTTTATCAACGGCTTCTTTAGATTGAGTGTTAGCTTGAGATACTTGAGTATGAATCTCACCAATCTTTGCATCAATCTCATTCCAGGTATTATCAAAAATAGCTTTCGTGTACTTGATTTCACTTGGATTTGCATACGTACATTTCCAACGTTTCCAAAGAAATTTATCTGATTGATAAACCGCATTACCAACGAACCATTCACCACCGATTAATTCGGTTTGAGATGTAGAATAATAGAATTGTTCCTCGGCACTCACAAATGACTGACCATCTTCACCTTTGATTGCACTCCATCTGTACTTAGTTGGGTCTTCAGAACCATACTGCTTTGAATCAGAATACTGACCAATAAATTTACGATTTGAATCTGTCAAACTAAAATCAACTCGCCCATCTGAACTATTGGCATAGGCAATATGTACATATGCGCTTGTTCCATTCTGACCGTCTTGTAGTCGCATTACAGTGACTTCTGCGCTTGCTTTATGTATTTCACCACTCATTGCTTTAAATCGGTATACGGCCTTTTCTGTGAAGTCTGAAGCGTTGACTGTGATTGTTTGACTTGTTGATATTTGCTCATCATCTTTGTACCAAATAATTGAATACTTAGATGTAATATCAACTCCATCATTCTTAACAATTGCAGTTAATTGAGTCGAATCTGAATCAGTCTTAAATAGAACTCCATTTGAAGATACGATTGAGCCTTCATAAACTTTTTTTAACTCAATCATCTTGTTCATTTCTGAAATAAGAGCCGAACTAATCTGCGATTGTTTTTCTTCAAAGTTATCGAAAATAGTCTTGCACTTCTCGGAATCCGTAAAACAAATCTCTTGTTCTGTGATTCGTGCTTCAAGGTACAATGTAGGACTATACTCCGCATCTTCGATTGTGAACGTATCACCAATATCACCATCAATATATGCGTCAACATCGTAAGTAACTTTAGGGACACAGTTCTTTTTCAATTGAGCTAAAGCTTGACCGTACAACGTTTCTACATTTTCAGTTTCATAAGACCAAATTTGCACTGCGTACATATCATTTGAATGATTTGTGATCAGTGTTGAAGGGAATCTGTCTCTAGATTGAGGCGCTAGTATGTTATTTCCATTAACTTTATAAAGAACATTTCCATTCGAATCCTTAACAGTTCGGCCACTGATTGAGTTCAATTGTAATCCATTTGTTCCTGTTGGACGAATTGCGGTATACAATTCAGTAATATCACTTGTTTTAGTGATTCCGTAAATGTTGTTTGGGTATCTCAAGATCGTACTGTGTTTATCTGTTCCCATCCCTTGAACACTATCTGAATGAGCACGATAAATATTCAGTACAACATTCTTCAATGAGTAATCATCATTTAATTGAGTTACGAACTCTAATTCTGCATCGAATACATTTGCGATTGAATACAATCGAGCTAATACGGTATCTGTACCTGTCCATTCGTGTGTAATCTTCTTATTTGATACTTCGTTTGTACCAATAACGAAAGAACGTTCAAATCCATACGCATTAATATACTCAACAAATGACATTGCTCTAGGCGCTTTATATGCATCCACATATTCATTCGTTAATTCAAGGCAAAGGCCATAGGCGGTAACAGTCGTTGTGTCACCACCTTTTTCTACTGACATGATTGTCAAATGATAGCCTTTGTCTTTGCGTTTAAAACTTAGCTTATTACCTTCAACTAAAAAGACTGCATCATCATGTGCAGTCATTGTAGTAAATTCAAATGTGTAAGATGAGCCTTTTAAATAAGTATGCAAGATTTCATCAAAGTAATGCATAGCACTAGGCACAGTGTTATCAAGGAATGTTAATACCTTGTTATAAGGACTTAATACTGCGATTCTAATTTGTTCCATTATAACCATGCCTCCCTTATTTTAGCTTTTACAATCGGCTGAGCTTTTGTCCATTCTGAGCACGTAACTTTAACTTCTGATGTTCCGACTGGCGCTTTAAAATATTGAGTACCTAACACTTCGTCCTCTGGTCTAGCCATTCCATTCACATAAACATGAGATGATTTACCATCAATCGTGATATTTGTTCCATTAGGATACCTATTAGGAATATCCTTCCATTTTTCAACGTTCATCTTTTCAAAGTCAATGACATCAAATCCCATCATTGACATCACTTTGTTACCACTTCTATCTCCCCATTGTTTGAAAGCAATTTGAATCTTTGCACACTTCATGTTTTCAATCTCTGGGATGTAGAAGTTGTAGTATCTCGCCCAAAAGAAGAATCGAATATTTGCACCTTCTTTTAAAACATCACAACTACCCCATTTATAGTAAAAAGGGTTTTGAGCTTGTAAATGAGATGTTGTAAACTCCCAATTTTTCAATATTTTACCATTTGCCCATATTTCATAATGACCTGTGTTACCGATTGCATCTGTCTTGTACCAATTACATCCACAGATGAATTTATCATCTTCAGTTAAGAAGTTAATACACATTTCACCAGTCTGTCCCATAAGGCCGGCATAAAAACACAAATGAAACCAACAATAGAAATTCTTAGCGCCACTTGCATCTCCACTTGAATCTGCAGGTAATACCAATGTTCTTAATCCACCGTTTGCATTTCCTTTTTTTGTTCCAACCGAACCTAATCCAATAAACTTTTTATCAAACCAAGTGTGTTCGGCTAGCGTTCCATTTGTTCCATAACTTGGATGCATTACATCAGTACCGCCAATATCATCTGAACATTTATAAAAATCATCAATAGATGCTAACCATTCACTTTGTTTGTACGTCTCACCATCCAATTCTTCGATTTTTCCGTACTGCATGACTCCTTCTTCAGATACCAAACCAATATATCCTGTTTCAGATGTTGTTGTGATGTCATAATCAACACTAACTGGTACAGTTCCTTCATTGACGATATTCAAAACTCCATCAGTAGCAGTAAACTCTTTTTCTGTGGTTGAATACTTCCTAGGGTCTGAGCAATAAATCTCAATTTCACCGATCACGTTATTACTTCCACCATCAACCTGTGTATTTGAAGTCTTTGTTCCAATGAAATACTTATCGCTTTCATCATTGAAGATGACCTTAACTTGTTCACCACTCAACAATTTATTCATCTTATTGAAAGCATCACGAAATTCTCTGCTTCCTCTAGCTAATAATTGATACCTAACAGTAATCGTTCTTGCAGGTGTAGTTTTATATCTGTAATAAGAGCCATCCATTCCATCAATTTCTTGATCCGTAACTTCTGATTCCATTAACTCACGACCTGTTACAGAAAGTGTTCGATAACCATCAATTTCATTTTCTAAATATACGCCATTGTATGACATGGCTTCTGTCGGTAGGTTAGTACCGACAATGCCACTATTTACTGTGTTTACGAATGCATACATTATCTGTTACCTCGCAATCTCTCATTGAATTTTGAATGTTTGTTAATCTCATTCTGATTTGCTCTATATGTTGCACGTGCAAATTCACGATCATTAATGTAAAGAGGAGTTTCAATCGTTAATTGAGCATTGTTTGTGTATTCGTACTCAGGATTCATGTCGCTTACGACCCCTCCAAAAGCCATTTTAGGAGCATCTACCATTGGAAGATATAATAAATCCTCTGAAGCTCTTTTTACGTCAGAATACATTGATTCAAGGCCTATAACTAAGCCTTTACCAATCCACATACCATCTTTTCTAGTAACCTTAGATGGGGAACCGATTTTAGCTTTTGCTTGAATTGCCGCATCAGCTGCAGATGCTAAACTAGCGGCCGCTGCTCTAACAGAACCTTCACTAGCTCTTAAACCATTTGCCAATCCTTGACCAATCATACGACCACAGTATTCTGCTCGTGATTGGCATGAATTGAATGCAGATAGAATTGATTGGCATGAACTTTTTGCAATGGATACACCTGTTTTAAGACCGCTTGATAAGCCTTTAGTGAATTTAGTTCCCATTACAGTACCACTAGTTGTTGCTTTTGCTTCTGCATTTGTCATTGCAGTAACAATCGCATTAATAGACGTTACTGATGCACTAGATGCACTTGTAAATGCACTACTAATTGTTGAAGCCACTGTAACTAACACCGCAATACTTGTTGCAGTTGCCATTACAGAACTTGCAACTGGTGCAATAGCTCCTGCAAATGCAGTCATAGCTCCACTTGCAACTGTTAATGGTTCTGAAATTCCGCTTAATGAGCTTAAAGCATCTGATAATGATGGAATTGTAGCCGATAATGATTCAATACCTGCTTGAGTTGATACGATCATTGTTAATGCGGTTGCTAATGCCATCATTTGAGCGCCAGTATCGCCCATTCCACTTGATGCAGTTGCAATAGCTCCAATTCCTACTGCTACCGCTCCTAGACTAGCTCCCATATCAATTAAGTTAAGGCTCGTAATAATCTTGATTCCATTTGCTAGTTGCTTGAAACCTTTACCTGCATTTAATGCAGACTGTCCAATAGATTTAATCACTCCTGATACTGAGTTTAAGATTCCACTTACTGTTTCACCAAATGATTGAATCACATTTGAAATCCCTTCAAAAACATCTTTAATAACTGGGCCAAAAGCAGAGACAACATCTGCAACACCTTCGAGAATTGCTTTCATGCCTTCTCCTTGAGATGCAACTAATGCCATAGCAGCACCAGTGGCAAGAATAGCCGCTGCCAACGCTAACCATGTAGTTGGCGGTACCATTGCAATTGCAGTTCCTAAACCTGTAAATGCAGTTGCTAAACCCTGGCCGATTCCTTGCGCTACTGTACTGATTGCAGTACCGAAGGATTCAATAACAGTACCGACTCCTTCTAAAGCCGATTTAATGCCTTGCCCGATACCTTGAAATGCAGTACTAATAGCTTCTCCTAAACCTGTGATGATTCCCTTTACACCTTCACACACAGAAGAAATAACATTTGAAATTCCTTCAAATGCTGAATTAATAATCTGAGCTGCTTTAGATGTTTTTTGTGCAGTTTGTATACTTGCATTTCCAATATCAGATACACCGCTTGAAGATGGGCTAGATGTTGGAGCACCTTCTGTACCTCCAACGCCTTTGATTTTATCCATGATTGACTTTAGCTTTGAATAGCCACTCTGTGCAGAGCCAACAACTCCCTTGATTGTGCTAGTTAATTTGCTACCAACTTTTACTCCAACAAATGCACCGGCTAACAATTTAACTGCACTCGCAAATTTCTTAACATCTTCTGTTTTAAGATTTGCTACAAAGTCTGCAATCTTACTTGTTACATCCTCTACTTTTGCAATGATATTTCCAATATCCTGTCCTAACTGTTCAAAGACTTTACTATCCTGTAACTTATCCATTACATTTCCGATAGCATCTTTGATTTTATCGAACATTGTGATTGCATTCTGTACGGCATCCGTTTTCATAAAGCCATCATAGAATTGTTGGATCATAGCTTTTGCATTGTTCGCTCTGTCTGCTAACCAATCCATAGCTTTTGATACATTCTCCATGACTCCTGGTTTAAAATCCCATGTCAAACCATCGTCTTTAGTCTCCATAATTGAATTTCTGAAATCGTAGATTTTAGATTTAATCTTTTCTAGATTATCAACCAATCCACCCATAGCTTTCGACTTCATCATATTGTTCATAGCCGACATAAAGCCTTGTTCAAGGTTCTGTACCGCACTCTTGATGTTAGTCATGGATGTTTTAACACCTTTAGAAGCTTCTAATGCAGTGTCTGCAAATCCACCTGTTTCAGTATCACATTCAATCATTGCATCGTTTAACTGGTCAAATGAAATAGTTCCGTTCTGCAATGCTTCATACAATTCATTTGTATTTCCACTCGCAATACCTAGTTTTTTTGCAACCTTTGTCAATGCAGGTGCCATTGTTTCCTGTAATGTTCTCCATGATTGCATATCTACTGTACCTTTAGCAAGCATCTGTGAATACTGTTGTAAGCCACGTGATGCATCTGCAGAACTTGAACCACTCGCTAAAAATGCATGGTTCAATGCGATTGTTGTATCGGTTGCCTTGTCAATGTTACCTGTAACTGATGCTAACGACTTAGACGTTGTTACTACATCCGTCAAGCTTGTTGGTAAGCCTTGAACCGACTGATTTAACTTTGCGACACTCTTTTGAGATTGTTCAGATGCAAATCCCAAAGACTTCATAACTTTTGGATAGGATTGCATGGTATCAAATCTGTCTATAGCTCCATCAAGAGATGAACTTAGAACGTTCATAGACGTTCCTATAACTTTAGTGATTCCAACACCAGCCACAATAGATTTAACCCTATCGCCAAACGACTGACACGATCCTAAAGCTTTTTTCATTGTTGAGGTCATATTCTTGTCGGTTGCCGACAATATAGCCTCAACGCTAAAACTTTCTGCCATTGTTATCCCTCCTTCTTTTGCTCTTTTATGAACTGTGCTAAACCATCAAACTTGCTTTTCTTCTTAATACCCATAACTCTGTCCAACTGCTTTTGATAATCAAAGAATTTATCGAACTTCGTATATACAGGCTTTAACTTTTTGCCTGCACGCCTTATTGCTCGCGCTGTCATATTCAAATAGGCTTGCAAGTGGATTTCGTATTGTTTATCTACGATTTGAAGCTCTTTAGACTTCATTAAGAGCCGATATTCGTAAGGAGTAATATTGTTCACTTGCTCCAAACTTTTGAAGTCTAGGTATCTAAAACAAGTCATTACAACACGTTCATACATTTCTTCAAATGTTTCTTCTACTTCGTCTCTGCTTCCTGTACGCTCATTAGTTGCATCACTTCTTTTCTGCATACATTCGCATGAGATAAAAAATTGATTACATCCTCGAAAACTTTATCAATGTCTTCAACATCTTCTAGATAGCTTTCAATCTGTGCTTTTTTCAATCTAGGAGACTGTCCGCTATTCATGTAGAAAATACAATCTACTAACGCATCAATATCTCCTTCAATGATGCTTGCAACCATATATTTCAATCCAATTTCTTTTTTTGTTCCTGTGCTTTGTACATCAACGGCTAGCTTTTTATTAACTTCATGCAAGAATCCAAATCCTGCTACTAATTTATAAATTTCTCCATTTACTTCAATTTCCATGTATTTACTCATTCAAAGTCCTCACTTTCTAAATACAAATATAAAAGGGGCAATTTCTGCCCCATCATGCGTTTATTACGCTTCCTTAGTTACATCCTTATAAATGTAAGATGCGATTTCCTGTTGTTCTTTAGTTACTGATGCATATCCATCTGCACCATTTCCATTTGCTCCAAACGTTAAATCAACTTCCACATAGCCTTCTGCTTCAGATGAAGTCGAGCATTCTGTTAAATATCCTTGGTAGTATTTGGCTTTAAACTTACCAGCATTTGTTTCAGTTCCTTCTTCCGCTAGGTTTACTTCCCAACATTCGACTAATTCATCTGCCAACATAGCCTTTTCTAATTTATCAATGATTGCATCGCCTTTTGGCATAATAGATGTCGATGTGATTTCAATTTCTGCCACTGATGGTGTACGAATAGCTCCATCTTTTGTAGCAGTTGTATCTGCATCTTTTGTAACGTTACGTTCGTTTTCTGTTGGGAAAGCAATTGCACTAGCATTTTCTTTCTTTGAATCTTTTGCAACTCTGAAAAGATAAATAAGCTGCTTACCATTTACCGCTTCAATTACTTCATCTGCGAACATTTGTAAATCAAATTTCATTATTTTCTTCCTCCTGTAATCTTAAAATCCAACTCAAGAACACCATGCATCAATGGTGCTCCTGTACTAGAATCCGATAATATCCGTTGGTTGATATTTTGGATCATAAAAGCAAAATTGTTTGTGTGGTTAATTTGTCTAGCCACTTCCTTAATGGTTTGCATAATTTCCGATAATTCTCCACGCTTTCTAGGATTGTTGTGCCATACATCCACAACTTGCGTGATAGTGCCTAGAATCATTGTTTTATTTCCATAATCATCAACAAGTTGACTGCTACCGATATAAACATACGGATATGGTGTACCTTCACATGGAAGGAACGTATCATAAACACTAACTCCTTTGCTCTTTAACTCTTTTTTTAATTGCACTAGTAATGCACTAAATAATTCCTGCTGAGAATCCATATCATCACCTACTTAACTAGCTTTTTCATGTCTGATTTGAAGATTGGCACTTGTTGTTTGAACGCAGGCCTAACAAATGGTTGTGCATCCATGAAACGTGTTCCAAATTCAACATAAGGTGCATAATGTGTTGTTGGCCCTTCTGCATATGTGAATCCACCATCACGTGTTTCACCTCTGATACTCTTTTTAGTTGTTCCTATTGTATAGTCCCCTTTAAATACCGCATTGCTAACAGTTTTACTTTGCAATTCTATACCGTTTTGTTTGACTACTGTTTTCACATCTTCCAAAGAACAATTCTTTTTTAGCTTCTTCTGCAGTTTGTCTAATCCTCTTATTTCAACTTTTGCCATTTATTGCACCTCAGACAGAATAAAAGACTCCTTTGTGCGCAGTCTTCTTGAATAATCAACTTTGTATTTTTTTGTACCGATTCGAATATGATCAAAAGGCTTTTGATAGATGTTCTGTATATGACAAGTAAGGCTACCTTGTCTAATTTGTCCGTATATCTGCATCATAGTTTCAGTTCTTGTATCCATTACGGAAGCCATTACCATTTCTTCTACAGGTGAATCATCATCATAATTGCCTGTGTTCTCGTTATAAGAACCTTGCACAAATCTTTGAAAGTAAATAGGTTTATCGTACCTCATAAGAACCGAACCTTTCCTTTATTTTGATTGGCTTGTTCATCTCTCCAAGATTGAATCTCAGAAGAGAAAGAAGAGAAGTCATCATCGTTAAATGACATTGACTCCCCTTCTACTGAATGCGTTTGAACACCTTCAGAACCAATCCTATTAAAGCGTTTGATAGACACTTCTGTAATGATATATTCGAGTTCATCCGGTATGATTCTTACGCTTAGAAGCGCTTTAAGTCGACCTTCCGTAAGTCTTACAATGGTATCTAGCTTTTCATCATCAGTTTGCAAACCAAGAAGCAGTTTTACATCATTTAATACGGTTGTTGTCGACATATTCAATCACCTATGCCTTTAAATCAACAACTACATCGCCTTTTGAAACTGCTTTATAGTTTTGATCACATTCAACTACAGTACAGTGATTAGTTGCTTCTGCTTTAATATCTGCTCCTTCTTCGAAATTCTTCCATGTTTTTACGTCTGCACCATAAGCAACAGTTTCTTCAGAAGCTCCTACCTTATATTTGAATTTGTTCTTCATAGATTGTAACTGTTCTGCAACTGCAACTTTTGTAGTTCCTGATTCTTCACCTTGAGAAGCAGTCAATGTTAAATCACGTAATGTTTGAGTATTTGCATCTCCTACTGCAAAGTGTGCAATTGCATCTTGATATTCACACATTAAACGTAATCCCATAATAGCGAACATATCAGAAATAGCACGATCATAGTTTCCTTCTACATGGAATCCTAAGAAACCAGTAGTGCTATCTGTAGTATATGAAAGTCCTGCTTTTACAAATTCAGAATCACTTGGATCTACGTAATATGCAATGATGTTGTTCATTGGAGTAGCCACTACTGTTTTTTCTGCAACTCGATCTGTTAAGAATACAATATCTGCTCCTAAGAAGCTCTTAATGTATGTTAAACCGAATGCAGTCTGCATAGATACATTAGCTTCTCCTAAATAGCGGTAAGCATCCAATGTGTTGACGAATACGGCAATACCAGTAGTATTTCGTTTCATCTGTTGGAATTTGTGTTTAACATTACCGATTGCCATTGCGATAGCCATTTGCCAAGTAGCTTCATGTCCTACTAAGCTACCTAAATTCAACTGTTTATATAAGCGATCAGTGATGTTATCTTGCAAATCAATACGGAACTGTTCATCTGTATCAGATACTGCAGCTTCATAACCTTTCTCTGCAATTGCTTCAATAGATACGGCTTTACGGAATTTCTCGATTCGAATTGTATCGAACACTTCTTCTTCAACTTTGTATTCGCTTAATGGAATAGATTCACCTTCTGCTACCTTTCCATCCTGTAATGTTCCTGTTACTTTCTTTGTTTTTAAAACAGAACCATTTGCTTTACGAATTGGGCGAATGATTCCTAATACATCCAATAAAGCTTGGATATTCTTTCCAAAACTAGTAACAAAATCAATTTCATGTGCTCTAACTTGGATGTTATCTGCTCCTGTTAATCCTGTAGGTGCTGCAAACATTTGCAAGTTCATACCTTTATAAATTTTTTTCATATGTTAGTTCTCCTTTTTCTATTACTGGAATAAATCCATATTTTCCGCAATCATGCGTTGTCTTTCCATTGGATCAGTGATATTCAAGATTGATTCACGAGTTACCCCTTTGTTTGAACCTCCACGTTTAGGACCGTTACCTTTCAGTTTTTCTTTAACTGCTTTTTCTACTTCAGATTCAAACATCTTAACAAATGCATCAACCGCTTTCTTTGTTTTATCTGCATCTTGATTAACTAGAACAGATAAAAGGTCATCACCAACGTTAATATTGTGCTCTGTGCACATTTTGCGTGCTTCATTTGTCATTTCTGCAATCGCATTTTTTGCTTTCAATTCATCCAACTCTTTTTTAACTTTATCACGTTCTGCTTCTGCTCGTTCTTGTGCATTCATATCTGCTAAGCGCTTAGCTTCTGCTTTTTCTTTTTCTTGATCTGCTTTCCAACGTGCAAACCTTTTATCAAGAATCGCATCCAAATCTTTATCTGAATATTTCTTTTCAGATGATTTGTCTTTTTCTTGGTTGTCTTGCCCTTCAGTTGATTGAGTCTGAGTTGATTGAGTGTTTTCTGTTCCTGTACTCTCATTCTCACTTGAATTTTCATCTGCAAAAAGTTGTAAGCAAAAAGGTAGTCTGTCATTGAATTTTTTCATATATATTTCCTCCTATTTTTCTGACTTTGCTTGTCATTTCCCATATCTTTTTAAGGCATAAATGCTTGGCCTATAACCCATACAGTTTAACGACGTGAATGCTTGGTCTTGTTTGGTAATGTGGATATGTAGACTTTATAAGTCTTGGCTTTTCCACAAAAAATGCACCGTTGATTTCGTACTTCAACGATGCACTCTAGCCATTGATCATAATATTGTCTTTCGACACGCTCCAAATATTTGTGATTACACATCTCTCAGTTCCACACATTCAGGATATGCTTCTTCTGTGCCTTTGCATCCAATTCTGAAGAAATTAATTGCTAATTCTCCAGCAAGATCTAGTCCTGAGATATACAACGTCTTGCTATCTTTATCAGGTTCGTAATATCTGCAAAATGCATCGGATGTCATGTCAATTGAATTGGCCAATGTTGCAAACAGTACTGAAATAGCGCTGCAGACGATATCTTTTCCTATCGGAGCGTAATGCGCATGGCCATGTACTTCAATCAAGCAATCACTTTCTGTCTGTTTAATCTTAATTTTTATCACATAGTATCACTCCCTTGCATAATAAAAGGCCACTCGTTTGAGTGACCTGATTTTTAGAATCCTGGAATAATGTCTTTGACATCCTTTAGAGTATTCTTAACTTTTTGAAGCATAGAATTTTCAAATAAATATTCAATTCCCTTCGGAGTGATAATCATATTTGTTAAATCACCCCAAATGATGCCGTCTTTTGTGTTTTCAGGGTTAATTCCAACAATATAACCATCCCTTAACAATCCAATAATTATATATTGCCAATAATTTTCTGGTATAGAATATTCATCATTTGTTAAACGTCTTCTATCTGGCTTTTCGCCTTTTTTCAAGCAATCATATAAGTACTTAAGTACCTGATATACAATTACAAAATAATCATCTCTTGCCATGGTATGCCCCCTTTTTTCTATAGAATAACGCCCAACAAAGAAGATAGCACGACGTTAAAAGAATCTTTTACAAATTCAGATGCTTTTTTCATGCCACTGTTTTCTTCCAAAAAGATAACACCTTCATAGGTGATCTTGAATGGCGGATCGTTTTCTATATAAAGTTTAACATCCTTATACTTGTTCTCATATACCTTAAATCCTTTGATGTACCCATGGGTCACTAATGTGCAAATAATTTCCAACCAATAGTTTTTAGGAATATCAAAGAGTTTGGAATTATATGAAAAGTCTTCTAGCCTTGCTTCTTTACCAAGTTTCATACATTCATATAAATACTTTAAAATCTTGTACATCAATACCTGCATATCATTGCTAGCCATAATATTATCTCCTTTCACTTTAGTATAAAAGAAGAAGCCGACACTTTGTCGACTCATCTATTAAAAAGTAACTTTTTCTCCTCGCTCACGCATGAACTCTCTGGCAATTTCCAAAGCTGACTCCAACGCTTCTTGTTGTAACTCAGGTGGTATTTCAAAGTTCTTCATTTCCTCGGCTGAAGGCATTTTACTATCATCAATAATATAGTCAGAGCCTTCGTATAATTCTTCAAGAGTCATCTTTTTTTTCTTATTTTTTGGCATATTCCAGGTACCCCATTCTCTTCAACATTTCGATTAAAGATTCAGAACATTTAGATTCAATTGCTCCTTCACTATATCCTTGATACTTTACTTTAGTATCATGATAAATCTTCTCAACCAAACTGTCAATTTCGATTTCTTTCAATTTTACAAGTCTGTGAACAGTTCCGTCATGGCAAGGTATTGTAGATGCCACCTGATTCTTTCGTTGATACAATTTCAATATATCATCTCTTGAAGGAAGTGAGCTATTTGGGTGATTGTGTAAAACCTCAAAAGGCGCATCTAAATTCTCTAAATGATTACTTTGTTCAGAAGAAAATCCGCATTGATGCGTCCAACCCCTTTTAGCAGCATCCGTATTTTTTTCCAATACTTTTCCAGTCTTAGCATCAAATGCAACGATGTGTTCAAATTCAGTATCATTGTTATCAGATAGTATCTTTAATGATTCCTGATATAGAGATTCATTAACCACTTTATGCCTTGTTAGACCTTCAAACTTATCATGATACTTCTTTGAGTTCATTAATTTGGCATCTACATGGCATGGTCCAGTCTTACCAGTTTCCTTAATATACGATTTTTCTTTTTCTTGAGTATTTAACATTTTCCACTCGTCAAACCTCAGATCATGATCTCCATTTGCTAATCCATCTAGCCACTTTTCATACTCCTTACGGTCTGAATGTGGTGCAGTTGCACAGTGGCAATTTGGATGCATAGGTGGAGCATTTTCTCCTATTTCCATGTCTTTAAGCTTGAATGTTTTGCCATCCATTTCTTTACACAACGGACACACATCTTTTAAGCTACAGGCAATATATTCATACTCATCTATTCCGTTAGCTTCGTAAGATTCAATCTGTGCTTGTGTTTGAACTCGTGCAATCTCTGTTCTTAACAATCTTTCTGCATTGCATCTTGATACATCGAATTTCTTTCGTATCTGAGGTATAAACTCTCTAGGATTCTTGCCTTGAATCAACGCATTAGATAGAACACTGGATAAACTGTTTTTTAGTTGGTCTTGATTGACCCAAATTCGTTCTGAAAAGGTTGCGTTCTTAAAAGATGAATCTGCTACTGTTTTGGCCATCTTCGCATTATCAATCACTGTATCACCTAAGATAGAAGCATTGCGTTTGATCTCTTCTAAATAAGCTCCTTCCAGTTTATCACCAGTATACGACTTCAATTCGTCATGGCCTGCCACAAGCTCTAATCCAATGTTTGCTTTTAAAAGTTCCAATCTGTTGACTTTCATTGCTAAGTTATAAAGTCTCATCTGTTCATTGGCTTCATCTGAAAAGTTCTTTTCCTTTACATACTTTTTAGCTTTTCTTTTATATGCATCAATATCTATGTTTGAAACTCTTTTTTTAGCTTCTGCCATAGTAATGTTTTCTTTATTTGCATAGCGAGTAAAAAAGGATTCGATTTCCTTTTCAACCGAATCCATCATGTTTGCATATATTTCTTGTATCTCATCTGCATATTCCTGTTCATCTTTTAAGCGTTTATTTTTCCATTCAAGCTCACGATCTCGCCAATATGTTTTACTGCTCATCGTTTTGTGAATCCTCATTATTTTGGAAGATTCGGTTTTCGGTTTCTACCATATCATTCTCATCTTCCTTTTTGATACGTTCCATTTCGGCATTTGTATCCTCAACTGCCGAGATAAACGACAACTGGGTTTCGTGAGACACGATTCCTGATAATTGTGCAGCAGTCTGAGCTTCTTCTAATAAGTTTGCAGGATAATTTTGTGTAAACTTGTATTCAACCTCAAGCCAGTCATTCTCAGAACGATGTGTGATCGCATTACTAAATAAGACACGATATCTACGATTCATTCCAGATGTGAACTTTCGCTCTTTCGCCTTTGCCAGGTTTGACATAGAAAGAAGTTTATATCTCAATGCAATACCTGATGACGTTCCAAAGTTCTCATCATTAATATTGGCTACCATTGAGTTTTGGAAGATTAAACGCTCTAATCTGTTGATCAGATTTTCCTGTGTTGCATCTGCATTTGGCTTTGACATGAAATCAACTACAATTCCATCACCACTTCCATCCATTGACTCAAAGTTAATTGTTCGATTATCACGAATGTGTACCAAATCTGAATCTTCTACTTTCGGACCTAGGATTTTTAAATAGGCATCTGCGAAATAATCAACATCATTTGCTTTTTCTGACATTGCTTTGTTGTAGGCATTAATCAAACTGTATGTTGATTCAAAAATAGACATACGCTCTTCATTCTCAATGAACTCCGTAGCAGGAATATCGTTGAATCCATGCTCTATGCCATTAAACACATGAAGGCCACCTTTATCGTTGAACTCATATTTATATGTTTTGTCGTAGATATATCCACGCATAACCTCGTCTACAATCTGATAAGTTACAAAATATCTTGGTTTCTGAACTGTTGATTCATCATAAACCATGAATCCTTCTCTTGGATCTAAATAAGTGATTCCTAAATTTCCATAATCATCATTGAAATACAATTCATATCCTTTTCCAAAAACACTACAAATCTTAGATAGTTCTGCATTGTTGTCGTCCTGATCATTGTATTTATCTAGCAAGTTGATATAATCATCAATTTCTTTTTTCTTAGAAGATACTTTGATAGGAACGCCAATAAAAAAACCGTTGAATGTATCAACAATGTATTTTGCAAAGTTGACCACCACACGGTTATCTGGTTTATAAGATTCTTTATCTTTTTGATGTAAGATCGGATAATCACCAATATAGGCATCATATAGCTTTTTATACCTGTCTGTTATTAATGATTTATGCTTTGTTATCAATCCATTCAACACTTCAATATTAATGATGTCTTTATCGTCAGATAGCTTAAATATCGTATCCGGTTTAATAATGTATGCGTTCATTAAATACCTCCTTTAAATGTCCTTAATTTAACTCGTCCAAATGTATATTTTTCAACTGCATAACGCATTGCATCCATTAAGTGGTTGAAATCATCAATTGGGCGATTTATTTTGTTTCCTAATCTATCTTCATCCCATGTATAGTTACCAATTTCAGTTATGAAATTAACACATCTAGGATGAATGATGATTTCAAAATCTTGAATATATTGAATCCCATGTGTAATGGAATCCTTTCCCTTTTGTGACTTCTCAACACGAAGTCCATACCCCCTAAGTTCATCAATCGACTTAGGCTCTGCACAATCTGCCGTAAAAGATTTCTTTTGATAATGTGAGCTTTCAATCTCTTCATAAAGCTTTTTATTGGAAAGACCTTTTTTATAAATTTCATCCCAAACATAAATTTTTTTATTTTCTGTATCAATGAAACCTATAAAAACTGCAGCAGGATCATTTGTATACCCAAAGTCAATACCATTTACAGAATCACAGTTGATGACTTGATCTAGTGTAAATTCTTCTTCTTTCCAATTCTCATAAACCAATCCATCAACGATACCCCAATTTCCTAATCCTGCAACTTGATATCGCCTAGGATTTTTCTCCTTCATGTTATCAAACAATCTTAAATCGGCTTCATCTAGCCATTCATTACACTTATAATTGGTTGTGATAGCTAATATATCAGGGTCGTTCTTAACATCAAAGAATCTTTTTTTTAGCCAGTGATGTTCATTCCATGGGTTGAATGTAATCATCCACTGTTTCCAAAGATAAGGCGGTAACTCACCACGAATCGACTCATCCAATGTATCAAAGTCTTTTTCGCTCGTTATTTCATAAGCTTCTTCGAGCCATACCCAACATAGAAACCCGTAATCTACAGTAATGGATGTTATTTTTAACGGATCATCAAGCCCTCTAAAGAGAATCTTTTGCCCAGTTGGAAGATATGTTGCCTCCAAAGGCGAATATTTAAATTCCCATAAGTGTTCAACCTCTAATCTTCTTGTCGCCCATTTTAAATCCGTGAAACACGAATCTTTAAGCGTTCGATAAGTCTTACGCACAACTAATGTATTTGACTTATCATATTTCATCATGTTGTATATGATGCGTAATGCAGTTGTTTTTGACTTCTTAGAAGCACGAGAACCTTTGCATGCAGCGTAACGTCCTCTGAAGTTCCAATAGGATTTATATCCTTTCCCTACTATTTTAGGTAGCTTTATAGATTTAGTCTTCAAGCTCATCCTCTCCTTCAAACTTAGGTACTACGATTTCTGCTTGAACTTTGTCTGTAAACAGTGAATATCTTTTTCCAAGTAATTCCGCAGCTTTATTTGCATCAGAAAGCTTTGCGGGAATCTCAACGATTTGAGGAACTTCTTCTTTGACTGTTTTCTTTCTTGGTTTTCCATCTCCTGTATCGACATACTCTGAATGCTCTTTTGTCACTGTAACGACAACAGATTCTTTCATTTCTCGTCGCATTACTTTTGTGAGGTATTCCATGACTTCTTGAACATCTGCCACATTGTTACTGTGTGCTTTCTCAAGACACTCATCCACATATTCTCTGATATGCGGTAAAGCTAATAACCTGGATGCATGCTTTGATGCATTATCTCGGCTCTTGCAATTCTTATAAACTTCCAAATAAGCATCCACTGCGTTCATCGTTATCAAATACTTCTCACAAAAAAGCTTTTGCTTTTCAGTCAACTTAGCCATAGAATTCCTCCTTTCATTATTTTGAAATTAAATATCTGTCTTAATGCCCTTTCCATCCTTTTCTTGGTGAGCCAGCTCCTCTTACCCACAATTGATCTACTTCTTTTGCTATTTGTCTTTTTCGACGACGTTGTTCTGAATCTTTATTAGCTAAATCTCGGCTTGTAAGCTTTTGTACTTTATAACCCATAGATTTTGCCCTAGAAGCTATATCGGATAAGGTCCTAGGAATTTCCCTACTTCCACTATCAGCAAATGATGCACCAGAAAAAGAAAATACTTTCTTCCCTTTTTGCCTATACTCAAATACAGTTCCATCTCCTGTGGTAACAGTTAAACCAACTGTTCCCCCCCCGATTTACATATTGTCCTCTTCCACCCATAAGTAAATTTCCTCCTTATTCATGTATAAAAAAAGCACCTTGAATTAACAAGATGCTTAGATAGCGTTTAAAATTTAAACTGATATTTTTTAACAAATCGAAAAGGCGCTCCGATTCGAACGGAGGTTTCCTCAGTGCATATCGTTTTGTGATATGCATACATCAAAGTGTAATCACCCCTATACGACTACCTTTTCTTATTTTTATTTAACCATAAGCGTTTTACACGGTCAACCATTTTTCTCTCCTCTACCTCCCATGTTTTCTTGCCCTCTCTATGACTTTATTTTTATAATAAATAACTTTTATACCTTTGAAATCATGTTCAATAGATTGGCCATAAATTAGAATTGCAGTAGGCTTAAGTTTATCGATCATGTAATCTACACCATCTTTCCAAATGGATCTTGCATATTCATCCTTGATACATCCAATAGTTGAAATTGCTACAACTCCTCCCGGTTCTATACCATCAAAACAGAATGTGTATGTTTCTCTTTCTGCCCAGGAAACCGTTGGAATAACACATATTCCTTGACACTGAAGATATTGCCCAATAAGTCTGCTTCTATAAATATTCCATACTTTCATAGCTCTAGGCATATCCATATAAAGAGAAAAGTCTGGTGTAAGAACACAGTCATACTGTTTTAAGACATTCACATATCGTTCGGGAGTGTTCCAAATACGTTCAAACTGATAATCATCAATAAACATATGAATTCCAGATTGATAATGCTTTGAAGAGATTGCTTCATTGAATCCAATTAACTCCTTAGGAATATGAAGTGTCTTTTTAATTACTGGCATTTCAAATGGACCGTCTGTTTCAAACGGATCATATAAATCTAAGTTGTATTTTTTTATTGTCAATTCTCTTCCTGGCATGGAACACCTCCTTTCTTGCATAAAAAAAGCCAAGACCTCTGCCTTGACGTAATTTCTTATGATATTAGTTTACCACTTATTCAAGTACACAGTGTGCACCAATATAATAAAAGCCCATTTACTGGCTATATATATGGACTTATTCTTTATATATAATATTATTCTAATTAGATTGTATAGTTAATCTTGTTTGATTTCGGATCAACATAAAATCTAAAAGCTTTCTTACCGTAATCTTTTGCGTAATACGTTACGCCATCACGTGTAAAGTGAGTACAAAAAATAACTTTTTGTTGCTTCATATTACATTCCTCCTTTCACAATCTTGAAAGGAGCGTCGCAAAATGATACAATTCAATTGATCTATTGAAGAGTTTAGCCGCATTTTGTGTGCTCATCTCAAGATTTTAGAATCAAGTTGCAGCTTGATTCTTTTTTTATATTCAATGTTCAAAAAAAGCTGAACATTCAATATAGTCTATTTTTTAAAATTTTCAACTTGTATCTTTGCACATTGCCAAGATACTTTACAATTTTTCACGATATCATTTGCACTCATATTTTTTACTAAATCCATAGGAACTAAAAGCTCAGCTGCAAATGTATTTGCTTGCCATTCCGGGTTTATATAGAACGGAATTTCTTCGTTTGCTCTTGCAAAACGAATGTGATTCGCCGTATGGAAAAGGTAATGAAACAATTCATGCGCTAACGTGAATCTAGATCTCCCGTCTCCATTAATTGCTTTTTCGTAAACGTCTGACCGCACTACCATCTCATGAGTATCAGGATATGTTATAGCGTAATGTCCAGGTGTGATTTCATCTGGCTCAACAATACTCAGAGAAAATTCTTCATCAATTGTTGGCAACACAACATCAAGAAACTTAACTATCGGAAAACAATATCCCTTAATATTGAAAATTTTTCTAAGTCTTTTAGCAATTAATCGAATCTCATTTCTTGACAAACCATCCGCCTGGCACATTGCACTCATAAGCAACTAATCCTCCTTTAATACTTTTTCAATAGCTTTGATTTGATTCTCTGTTAATGAATCAAACTTTCGAGCAAAAGCATTGGCTAAGCCCGCTAAATCAGCATCTTTCCCAATCAGATTTATATTCACGTTCTGTTTAGATAAATCCGCTGCTTTTTCCAGATTTTCTATCTCATTCTGTGAAAGACTGTATAAAGAAGTTAATGAACTAATAAAAGATTTTGGAATTGCTTTTTTTCCATGCTCAATCGCAGATAAATACGATGATTTCACACCTAAACTATCCGCCATTGTTTTTAATAGTTCTCCTCGATCTAAACGAATTTTTCTGACTTCCTTCCCAAACGCTGTAAGCATAAAGCAGTCCTCCTATCATTTCTCTAATGCCCATAGATATTATCTCATAAAAAATTAATATGTCAACTTTTTAAAGTTATTATTTTAACTTTGTATGGGTTAACTTTTTTACACTAAACTGTGTATCTCATTTCTTATATGTTTCCATAACCCTTTTCTAGAATATCCATATTTATCGGCTACATCATATGTATTCATATTCCAGAAGTATAGATCAAACAAAATATTCTGATCGCGCAAAGATAGAAGTTCTATTGCTTTACATTCATTCAAACGTCTACGATAATAGTTGATTTCTGCCACCTTTTGAGATTCTTCTTCCATCATCCCCAAAGGACTTGTATAAGAATCATGAAAGGTCGGCATTGGAGCACTGGATTTCTCCTGCTCCTTTGTCAACCTAATTGAATTATGGCTTAGCCCTAACATTTTATGATTCAGAACTTCTAGTTCTTCGTTCAGTTCAATTATTCGATGGCAGCAATAATTTGCTGACTTCAAGTCATTCAACATTTGATTTACTTTTAATTTGTTCAATTTAACCACCTACTTCTTCTTTGCGACAACTGACCCTCTGTGCCATGATTCATCACCAGTGTGATATCTTCTTTCGTTTGCTTTTTCTTGGTGTTTCTTATACTCTTTTAGCCCAAAATTCTCACGTTCTAATTTGACGATGTAATTCGTAATTTGTTCTAAGCATGATTCCATAGAAATAAATCTGGTACTAAACCCTATCAGATCCCATATCTTTCTATCTAAACGAGCACATGCTTCTCTTACAAATTCATCATGAATGTCATTTATGTTTTCGACTAAAAAAACTTTCATCATTCCACATCCTTCAAATACTCAAACTCTTTTAGCAGCTCATCTTTTGTTTGTTCAAGCTTTGACTCGATTTGCTTTTGCACATCAATCTTCGTTTGCTTGAACCATTTCTTTTTGAATTTATTAACTGATTCTCTATACCTTTTTTCATCACTATCAGCTGAGCGCCACCATTCTAAATCGTGTAGCAAATCAACTAAATCTTTCATCATATTATCTAATTGTGAATCAAACATTCTTCCAACATATTCATCTTCGATTCTGCAATACATATAGTTATAACTTCCACCACTCATTATTTGATAACCTCACAATTTGCTAGAATATCACTAACCTTTGTATCGTAATCAGCACATTTGAAATATCCTTTATCTTTTAACTCTCGTAAAATCCTGCGGGCTGAAAGTTTACAATCGTTATTACCATCACGGTATGTTTGGATTAAATCAAATTCAAACTGGCTCAATTTGTATGTTGGCTTTTTGTATGGACTTTTTAGCCATTCTTCAATCTTTTCTCTGCATCCATGTCCTGTACTAAATCCACAATTACAACAACTAACACCACTGCATTGACAAGGCTTTCCGTCGACTAGTGCAAAAGTAAAACCACAATTTTCTATGACTTCATCCTTGAAGTGTTCGTAATTAGTTTCTTGCTTTTCTTCAAAAATGTTTTTATAATCTCTTAACTGCTCCAACCATTCTGCAAGTTGCTTATGTTCTTCTCTACAGTCTTCACACATAGATTGATTTTCAGATAACTCTTTTGCGTGAGCAATCGCTTCATCTAAAGTCATTTTCATTTTCTTCGACCTCTAACTCACTAAATTCTTTTTCTATTAAATCTTCGTAACTTTCATAAGGTTCACTAGATTCACTTGCGTAATAAATCTCGCTATATCCAGCTCTGCCATCACGCTCTAACTCTAAAAACAGGTCACGTAAATCTCCGACATAATTATCTATTTGTTCGGATAAATCATCTTCGCAGTAGATAAACCCACCATATTCATATCTTTTATTCATACGCCTTTATCTCCCTCTTTAAATCGTCTATAGCTTCTTTAACGAACTTTAAATCCATATCATAGTCACTAACTAAATCTGCCATTCTACAGTTTGAATAACCTTGTAAAGCTCCTTCTAATGTAGAGTGAAAGGAAATTGATTTCTGAATTTCCTTTACTTCACCATTTTTGCTAGTTTGAATTGCATATTGAATTAGCGTATAGCTTTTTCCATCTGATACAATTCCATATCCGTTTTTTAATCTAATCATTTAAGCTCTCCTCATACACACTTTTAGGAACATATTCAACTAAAAATCCATCTTCTAAAATCATTACCTGCAAAACAACTATTCCTTTATCATCGCGTCCACGCTTTCTAGGATTATCTATATCTAACAAATAAGGGTTATTTTCAGTTTTACAAATAATAGATTCCGGATGTGATTTACACATCAAGCCGCTCACCGAATGGAATTCTAATTTTTGATTAATGCTTGTGTTTAACATTTTCTTTCTCTCCTATTTTTTGCATCCCAGTATACCAGCAATAATAGTAATAATGATAAGTACAATTTCAATGATTCCTGGAAGTAATACCAACCACCAAGACCATGTGATTACATTAATTAATTTCAAAACAATAAAAACAATTGTAAGTATTCCTAAAATTCCCATTTTTATTTCTCCTTTTCATCTAAATGCTTTTCTATATGATCTTCTAAATCTTTTTCTGTCATGCTTTAACATCCTCATCTGCAGGCATATAGAATGTTAATCCGCACTGATTCTCAATAAGTTCTTCAATTCTATCTAGAACCTTCAACGCTTTTTCTTCAGTTGAATAAACGCCTAGCTCACAATCAAATCCATCAGTTGTTGCGCCACATATCAAACAGAAATTGCCGTCATTAATAACATGCATAAAATTAATATTTACTAAAGCGTTTCTTCTCTGGCTCCTAATCCACATAACTTACTCCTTTATATTTTTTCTTAATTCTTTCACAAATCTTTTTAGCTCAAAATAAAGCAAAATTGGAAGTATAATCGGATAAAGGATTGTTGTTAACCAAAAATAATCATATGCTAGATAACTGATATCATTTACGATATATGAAATTATCATCCCAACCACAATATAAACTCCAAAAAGCATTACAATCTCGACTATAAACTCAATATCCATTAGTATCCCTCTTTTAACCTTTCCATGTTGATCGCATTCTTTCTCATATAAGCTGCATAGACTTCTTCCAGGCAGAACCCTAAGTGTTCGCTTAGTGCCAATAGATACATCAATCGACTATCTGCAAGATCAATAATGCGTGTCAATGCAGTTGCTATTCCAAGGCCGATATCCATTTGTACCATAGGCATATAGTCACGAGGACTTTCTAAATCGTATCCGAGATCATCCAACAAATAGGTTCTTTTTCCATAAAACAATTCGTAGATCAAGGCGAAGTGGAAAACATCTGCCAACTCTTCCAGGGCCTTATTTCTGTCGACTGGTTCCTGAGATTTCTTCCACCAGCACCAGTCACCTTTGAGTTCGTGAGTGAATTCACCAATCTCATCGAGTGTGGCTAAGTCAATTTGTTCCTTTGAAATTGTAGTCAAGCCATACTCTTTCATGATTGCCAAATTTAGCTCATCTCGTTTCTTTAGCATTGTCTCAATCATGCGTAGTTCTGAGTCTTTCATTACTTTTCCTCCTTGTTGTCTTTTCTTCTTTAAAACTTCGCCATTCTTCATCAGAAAGGCAAATCATCCGAAGCAATCTCAAGAGCATCTACTTCGGCTTGTTGAGTCAAGCTTTGCGCATATTGCACATTCGATTGACTGTAATTCTTTGTCTGAGTTCCATACGATTGATTCTGAGCGTAATTTTGAGTGCCATAGGTATTTGTAACTCCTAGAGTGTTTTGTTCGTTAAAATCATTTCTAGGTGTCAAAAACTCTACATTCTCTGCAACGACTTCTGTAACATAAACTTTCTGCCCTTGCTGGTTGTCGTATGAGCGTGTATTGATTCGGCCTTCAATGCCTAGCTGATTACCTTTCTTCTGGTACAGTTGGATGTTGTCGGCCAGTTTGTTCCATGCAACGCAGTTGATGAAATCAGCATCTTGTGTTCCATCCTGGTTTTGTCTTCGATTAACCGCCAAGGTAAACGAACAGACACTTGTTCCGTTTGTTGTTTTTCTGAGTTCTGGATCACGTACTAAGCGACCAATCAGAACCACTCTGTTGATATCCTGCATAGACTCACGCTTTCAATCCGCAATCATTCGCGATTGCCTGCATAGATTCGGCCATCATCTGGCGCATCTTTTTCGTGTCAGCAGTAACCAAGTCGACCAGGTCGTTGAATTCCGCCATGTTGATCGTGCTCTTGAAAGCTTGATACTTCTTGACAAGTGTTGGCTCAACTTCCGGTTCTTCTTCACACACTTCTTCGTGAACCTGGTTTGACAATGGTTGTTGCACCGGTTCTTCTTCCTGGATGGATTCAACCACCTGAGTTTCTTCTGGTTTCTGCTTAGGTTCAGCATTGACTACAACCTCCTCTTTGGCCACAACTTCGACTTTAGCTTCCACTTGCTTTTTGGGCGGTCTGCCACGTTTTTTCATGACCTTTTCCACGATATCCGATTCACGAATATTCATGCCACCGATTCGGTATGGTGCGACTTTGTCCGTATCGTCAACGTACATGATGGTTCCTGGTCGGTCTGTTCCTGCACAGTGATAAACGACTTTATCACCAGGAGCGTATTTGAGTTCTTGTTTTTCGGTTTGTTTTTTAGTTTTCATTTTCACAGTTCTCCATTTTTGAGTTTTTTCCGCAGCTGCACTAATTCGCTATGCAGTTGCTCTTCTGACATTCGGACTGGTTTAGCATAGAATTTCTCATCCAGCTGGATTGCTCCGATTCCTGGATTATCTTCTTCACGTTCCGCTTGACTCCACTTCTTCAAAAGCCCTTTCCAATCCCTGATAGGATCGTTGCCTGTCTTCCATCCGGTGGATTCGTAGTGTTTCCAAAACTTTTTGGCATCTACGTTCAAGTTGTGCTCTTGGATGTAGTCCACGATTTCTGAAATTGACGGTTTAACAAAACAGTCAGTCCAGTCAGTCTGCACATTTTCGTTTTTTGCACATTTTGATGCAGCCATACTATCTAACTTCTGACTACTGACTGACTTATTTCTAGACTCTAGACTCTTATCTCTAGACTCTAGACTCTTTCTCTTATCGGACAATGTCCTTTTTTTGTCCGGGACAATGTCCTCTACTTTGTCCTTCGATTTTTTCTCTGTTTTTGAGCTCGTTTTTCGAGTGTTTTTTGAGCCTTTTTTAGGACTCTTTTCAGGCGGATTTTTCTTCTTATTTTCACGATACAATCTCTTTTTTTGTGCCCATCCGGTTTCTGATCCAATCATCGATTCATAGTTTGCAATCTTCATCACATTGTTCTCAGATACAATCAGTCTTAAATTCTGGAATAATTCAAGGGCCGCTCTGACTGTGTCTGCGGAAAAAAACTTTGTGTCACGTGCAATTTTATCGACAGTGTATGGAATCATCATGTCGCCTACTTTTGAGGCTAAAACACCATCTGTATTTGATGTCATGGTGCACAATTTAATGTATAGGGTTACGTATTTACATCCGTCTTCCTGAGATAAAAGAAAATCGATTGCGTCACTTTCGAAAAAATCAGTCTTCAACTTGATCCAATAATAAACTTTGCTATTATCCTTGATTTCCGACATATGCAATCCTTTCTATTCTTCTTGTTCTATTTCATTTATAACTACCATTACACATGGTTTCTGAGCATATCTCTTGAAGACATGCAGGTCTGATACTTGCTTATCATCTTCGAAAGCCACTTTATTTAAAGAGTCCAGTACAACCTTTGAAATGTTGTCGGAATCTGGCTTCTTTTGTGGTTGGATTTCATTTGCGAGCATCTTATTTAGTTTCACTTTTGATACATTCTTAGGTGGCGAGAAATACGCGAAAATCTTCACTTCCAGGGACCCTTCCAGCATGCTTGGAGTACCACACTGTTCCATGAAGCTTAATCGCACTAGATTCTCATATTCAACTGTTTTAGGTGGTGTATGCACACTTACATACTTACCACGATTAGAGAATCGAGGCCTTCCTTTGGACCCCGGTTCTCCTGGTACTACAAACTGATAACGCATTATTCTTTGATTTCTCCAGTCACTGGATCTTCACCAGGTTGTTCCTGATATTCTGCATCAAAGAATTCGTTTGGAACTTCTGTCATATCTTCTTCAATCGTTGTCTTGATTGATTCATCTGTATTCACTTGCTTAACGAATTCAGTCTTCAAAGGAGCATATTTAAGCAACTTCTTCAAAACTGTTTTCTTGGCCATTTCATCAAAGTTTGTTTTCCATGGTCCACTCGAAAATGATTTTGAATATTTTTTCGCATGATCAAGAACATCTTCATACGACATGACCTGGAATCCTTGGCCACCATTCACTAATTTGAATGTAGCGTAATAATAGATTGGCTTACCTCGATTTGTTCTTGCAGGCTTATGTTTAAGCACTGGATCCATACCAAGCTCATACTCAAACTCATCATTTTCATAAACGACCTGCGCATCAATCATCTTGACTTCGCCTGAACGATATGCCAGGTCAATCAATCCTTTATAGCCAATCTGGAACTGACAAGCTCCACCATACGGAATCAAATAGGCTTGTCCTAACGGAGTGTTAGGTTCCAATCCTAATTGTGCTGCATTCATCATTGCAGCCAAGAAGGACTGTGGAGTACATGATGCTAGCTTGGCATTATTAGATACTGCAGATAATGCGATTCGTGTAAATCGTTCTGGAGTCATTACACTAGGCAATGCTTTTGCGATTTCTCCTGACATCACAGAAATATAGTCTTTAATTGTTTGTGGCTGTTTTTTGGCCACTTTATTCGACTGCGTCTTTGCAATCATTCCTTGTTGATTTGTTGTTGTCATAAATATTTATCCTCCTACTGTTCTTTGACTAAAAATCTTCTCATTTTTCTTTGAGTTAAGTATTGATCATAAAGTTCAGGTTCATCTTTTCTGAACTCTTTAGTATCGAATGTATTTGATACCGATGTTTTCCATGTAACTTTGAACTTGTCGGATGTTCCGATACCAGAATCACCTAAGTAGTTCTTTACTTCATTCTCATGCTTCTTTTGAATATTCTGAAGCTCCTTGATTTTATCTTTGACAAGCTTCAATGAATCCAGTTCCGTCTGCAATGGAGTTAGATCCACGATGCTATCTTCATCATTCTCGACTGGATGTAATTCACTGATTGCTTGTGCAGTGGAATCCGAACCATCGATTGGCGGTTCAATGTCGTTCTCAACACAATCCCAAAATTCTTCTTCTGCCTCAATCAATGCACTTACTTCATCATCGCTTCTTAAAACCTCGTAGCAGTACAAGTCAACTCCTGGAATATAAATAGCTATATACCACTTAGAAAGACCCGTAACTGCCATATAATGCATACACTGTGCATAATACTGAGGCGGAATATTTCCCTTCTGATACATATCCTTGTTGTATTCAGACGTTGTCTTGATTTCAAGACCTGCATCCTCTCCAACAACCAATCTGTCAACGTTGGCCAACATGAATGGATGATCTACAGATTGAAATGAAAATCCACTCTTTCGACATTTCTTGCCAGTTTCTTCTTCCCAACGTCTGGCCACATAAGCTTCCGCATCTCGACCAAATCGCATACGCTCATTGTCAATGTTCTTGTGGATTCGGCCAGTCTTTTCACACCACAATGCGTAAGCTGATTTGTATTTATTCAAGCCTAATACGGAACCGGCATCAGAACCACCGACTCCTTTTAGACGATTATCCAGCCACTCTTCATGAGTAGCTGGTAATTTATGCTTGATCACATTCTTCATCTTCATTTGATTCATCCTCTCTTTCTTCTTCTGGTTCACCAGAATCATCTATATAACGGTTGTCGTTCCATTCTCTCCAATCGTCGATATCATTAAAGAATGGCATCGCTATTCCTCCTTGGATGGTTCATGTTCTTTTAGAAATCTGTCCGTTTCGCCATCGTAACATTCTGCACAGACTGCAAATCCAAATCCATATGCAGTATGTACTTCTCTCGATGTGTACATCTCACCGAATCTGAATATTCTTCCACATTGTGCACATGGCACCATCTTTCCCATATCCTCTTCATACGTTCTGCATTCATCAGGAAGAAGAACATCTTCATACTTATGCAGCTTCGTGTTGTATCTACCTGCTCTAATGGACATTGTGCTTACCTGTTTTGTTCATATTGATTTGTCTTTCAAGCTCTTTTGAAAAAGCCTGCGTGCACGCTTTGAAGCATTCAGTGATTAGATCAGGCTTCATGTTTGTAGTAATTCCAAAGATTAAAGCACCGGCTTTTGATTCACCAGTTACAACCGGACTATCGAATCCAGGAATCACTCTCAATTCAAATGCTGCTCCGCAATTCTTAATTAGATTCTGGAATTCTTCTATAATTGCGTCACCCTCTTCTTTCGATACATCACCTTGTAGCTTTTCATAAAGCTCATTTAGCTTGTCATTCATTTCATTATATTTTTTCGACTCTTCATCGAATTCATTTCCGTTCTTTTTTAACACGAACTGTTTCATTTTTGATTTTCTCCTTATTCATTCATACTCAAACCCTGCAACCTAGGTACTGCAATCTGCTAATTATTTATGCCCAAATTCAAACGTGTTTTTTTTGCTTTATCTTAGGAAGTTTTACGAGTTACAATTATGGATTTTTTTCTGACGTACTTGCATTATTTATGACAATTTTTAGAATAAGAAGGTATTGAGATATCGATCTATTACGAAAAGAATGATCCTTTTTCTAGCAGACCACGTCACTTACGGCAATACCCAGGTTGCAAGATTTGAGTTATTTGTTTATAATTTAGTTGTTAAATTTTGATTGACCACTTTCCTAATAAGTGGTCTTTTTTATATCCTTCTTGTGCTACGCAGCTTGATCAGGTTATCCAAATAAGGCTGCAAGCCAAGAACATTAATTACCTTTGCGGTTGGCCATCCGAAACAATTGGATTGAACGCCAAGCTTATTCAACTCAGTCTTAACCGTTGCGCTGCAACATCCAATAATCTCTGCCAAGTCTCCCTGCGTGATATATGCATACTTTGTAAGCTTCTGGATCTTGTCCTCAACTTCTGCATCATATTCCATACAAGAGACTGTTCTAATATTCTTCATAAGCTGAACTCCTTTCTACAGTCGAATAGACTGGATGGTCGCACATACAAACGCAGTAGCGATCATACATCCAATCACTAACACAACACTTGCAAATAACATCCAGTTTGCGAAACGCTGCTTTCTGCGCACTGCCTTCTCTCTTTTATCTAGATCAGCATAACGATGCATCATCTTTGTATATTCTGTTTGATGTGGATTGTTTGCAAACGGAGCCAATTCACATTGTTGTTCTTTGATTTCATCTGTTTTTTTTACAGTTCTTTTTTTCGCAGCTGTTGCTTTATTGGCTGATGTGTTTGCTCTTGGCATGTTTATATCCTTCACTTTCTATTTTTTCGATTGCTTCATCCAATTTGAATCTGAAATTGAACTCTTCTATATCCTGCATTCCTAGATAATAAAGAAGATCAATATCATCGTGATTGAATACGTAGCAATGTTCCTTATCCATATAGCCTTCTGGCCATGGACATCCTGCATAGTCATAGAGATTCTTTGTTTTAGGATTTGCTTGAAGTCTTCCGATAATCATCAACTTCTTTGTTCCTTCTTTAAGAACCACGACACTTCCAATAGGTAATAATTCTTGCATGTTCTACTCCTTTCTACTGCGTTCTACTACGTTTTACTATGTTCTACTCCGTTCTGGTGCAGCACTTGAGGTGCCACTTCTTACTGATCAACATGATTTGGTTACTGTTTTGTGTGCGAACACTTTTGTCCGATTAATTTTTAGATATTAGAGCAATAATTAGTTTTGGAGGCGATTCTTCACCTCATTCTTTTATGATAAAAACAAAACAGCGTCTATTTCTTTTGATTTGCGAACAAGAGATATTTTCATGTCATTCAGATTTTGCCATGTCAGTATGATAAGGGGACCTCATATTTTAGAATCTAGATTCTGCGAATGTTTGTAGGTAGCGCTAGAACCATGATTCTTGACGATAGCAATGAGCACTAATGGAATCTATTCCTTTCTATGTTTGAAATGACACCTCAAGTACTGACCAGAGAAATTTTTTATTTATGTGCGTTAAGTAAGGGTTACACTAATCTTTACTTTCTTTAAAAGCTGGATTTCATTGTGAAGTTCAGCTTCTTTTTGTTCTACCAAAGCCACATTAAAGCCTCCGTCTACGAACATTTTATGAAGCTCCTGACTTAACTTTTCGATTCTTTGATAATTGTCGATTGTAATATCAACCTGTTTGGGTTCTACTTTTAAGCTCATATTCATTCTCCTTTGTATGCTGCAAGCATACTTTTTCTGATTTTCTATGTGATACAATCTCCTTTTGGAAGGAGGTGAGTATACTTATGTACAATTTGATATCCGTACGATCAAGTAGAATGAATGCTGTTGGATGGGATGAAGGCACCATGTACATTCAGTTCAAGAATGGAGCCATATATGCTTACTACAATGTCAGTGAGCCTGAATACAAAGCCTTCATTTCTTCACCGTCATTAGGACAGGCACTAAATACGTTCCAGCATAGACATCCATATCGTCGTGTTTAATCTGTTGGAGTAGACAATTCCTTGCTTACAACAGTTACTCTGTCTACATCTACAACTACAGAACACATAGGATTAAAGTGATTTGTTAAGTACTCTTGCAAAGGCTTAGCAAGTACCTTTAATTCATCTGGATCAATTCTTACTTCCGGAACCAATCTAACATTTAAATGAGGACTAGTTATTTCAACACCGTCACTGTTGATAATGACTAGTTTTTCTTTTGTTTTTTCATCCTCAACAATAAGTTCTCTCCATTCATCGGATAAGATTGTTTTTGAACATAAGTCTTTAATTGTTAAAGCCAATTCATCTGCCAATGAGTTGGCTTTTTCTAATTTAATAAGCATTTTGTCAAGTTCCTCGTTTACCTGATCCAAACCCTCAAGCTTGACGGCAACGGCTATTGTGCTTATTTCTTGTTTCTGTACCATTTGTTCTTTCACTAGATCTACAGTGTTAATAAAATCTTTTACTCTATTTTCAGCCATTTAAATTTCTCCTTTAATAATCTGTTATGTTACTATCTCCTTTGAAAGGAGGTGTAACAAATGACTAAAATTTATGCTTGCCTGATTGGTGACTGGGTCTGCCTGAATGATGACCCTGATTGCAAAATAGGTCCGAACCAGGTCAATCCTCTTATTTGGTGGGAAGAAAGTGCTCAGCTTTATGCTCCACTTACAAGAAGATCTCCAGATACCCTTTACGAATTTCCTTATCTGAATATTCTTTATAAGGGAACTGATTACAGAATCAGTCCTTATCACATTCAGATTGTGACTTCATAAGCCCAGGGAAATCGAGATTAGCAGAGTAGTCACTCAACTCTTCCATACTTGGCATAGGTACACTTGCCTGTTTGGAAGAGTACTTTTTTTGTACATAATGCACAATCTGATTCCATTCATGCGGTTTCAATTTTGAAATCATACTTAACAAGGTATCTAATTCTTCTTTTCTCATATAATTTCCTCCCATCCTCAAGTACCGCGCCAATGTAAATTGGTTTACCCCCACATCTCCTTACATGCTTTTTTGAATTCAGGAAAAACGTTGGTAAACATACTGATAGGAACCTGTTTGGCACCACAAATAACCTTAGATACATTTGAACTCTTGTATTCCTCGGATTCTTGAACCATATGGATCATCCGATATGCCATTACTTTGTTGATTCCTAGTGACATCACGTCTTTGTATCCTAATAATGTTTTTGCCATGCGTCTTCCTCCTTTCTGTGATAGTCGTTGGTAGTATTCTTTATTCTTAGAAGGTTAAATAAGGCCTTCTTTTTTTAATGCCAAATAAATTGCCTTGCTTCTACAAACTTCAATCACCTTCTTTAAATACTCAATGTCATTACAATCATTCAATTTTTCTAGAAATGATTCTCTTTCAATTGGATCAAGTGATTCACTATAGTTTTTTTGCTCCATGATGATTCTCCTTTCTTTGGTAGTCGTTTGTAGTACTTAATCCTTGGTAGCACGAATTAATGTTGCATTTAATTCAACTTTTCATTTAAAAAAATATCGTCCCTTTCAGACTTTGTTAATTTTAAAGTGCGACTTAATCCGACTATTTCTGCAGCAGTAAAATCGCTAATACCATTTAAACGATTGTACAATGTTTCACGCAAAATACCTGATTTTTTAGCAATCGCGCTAAATGTCATTCCACTGTTGTTAATTTTTTCTTTTAAAGCTTTAATATCTGCCATTTTTATCATCCTTTCTCGGTTGAATTTTATTCAACTATCTACAGTATATTCAAATGTTGAATACGTGTCAACCATTTTAACATAAATGTTGAATTATTTTACAACTTAGATACAAATATGATATTCTAAATACAGATAATAAGAATAAGCGGAGGCTAGAACATGTTACAAATTTATTCAAATATAAAAACAAGGAGAAAACAGTTAGGGTATACACAAACTGAATTAGCAAAAAAATTAGGCTATGCAGATAAAAGCATGATAGCAAAAATAGAAAAAGGACAAGTAGATTTATCACAATCAAAAATCATGGCTTTTGCAAAAGCGTTAGAAACAACAGCTAGCGCTCTTATGGGAGATGATGGAATTGTTACTACAGATGCAATGATATATGGTGATGAACAAGCTACACCTCTCCCTAAATCAAGTATATCTATCCCTCTCTACACCTCCATCAGTTGTGGAACTGGATTATTCGTTGACGATCAAGTAGAAGATTACATTGCTGTACCTGATAAATATATAAAAAAAGGACATGAATACTTTGCGAATACTGCAAGCGGTGATTCTATGATTGGTAAAGGTATCAAAAATGGAGATGTGTTAGTTTTTGAAAAAACGAACATTGTTGAAAATGGCCAAATTGGAGCTTTCTGTGTTGGTGAATCTGAAGCCGTTTGTAAAACATTTAGGAAGCTTCCTAATGGCTTAATTATGTTAGAATCTGCAAATGAAAAATATGATCCAATTATAGTAGATCTAACAGATGAATGCTTCAGAGTGATTGGAAAGTATAAGTTTAAATTTTCTGTGGAACAGTAGAGGTATAATTTATGGGATTATTCAACTGGTTTTTTGATACAAAAGATGAAAAAAAAGAATCTATACTCGAACATGAAAAAACAACAGAAGCTGCTGAAGAACTTAAAATAGATTCGCCAAAGGGTCGGCAAGTAAAATATCTCGATATTGATGATGATCAAAGGAATTCTTTTCTCTCTGATCTTGGAAAGCTTAATCTCCTTGTCGATGAAGCCAACCATATTATTGATGATTTTTATCCAAAGCTTGTAATAGACAGTAAAGCAACGTTAAATTTTAGGGAAGAGCCTAAGACGCGAACAGGTAAAGAGCCCAAGTGTCCTTATACATTAACCTTTAATGCCCATGATAATCCTGGAGCCATTTACTACTTCAAGGATATGACTATTGCTGGAGCTCGATTTACGGTATGGAAAAGGCAACAAGGCATTACTATTGATACAGGACCTAAAGATGGAAAAATGGAAGTAGAAAGAATAACGCTAACCACTTTATCTGAAGGGTACACAAAACGAATTTACACCAGACACCCGGCATCTAAAAAGGCATCACAAAAACATTTCAATAAATACATACCGAATGAGCGAGATCTGGCTGGTCAAAGAGATGCGAGTCAGTCATTTAGAAAAAGAATAATTCAAAAGTATTATAGTGATTACCAATATGTCCCGTTTATATCTAAGGATCGAGAAATTAATACCACCTGGGTTAAACAAGTGACTATGTTTCCAGATCAGTCATTAGTTAAAAAAGAAATGATGATACGCTTTGAAGATGGCTTTTTACCGGGACATGTATATATGCTTTATTGGTTAGATAAATATTTGTATGGTTATCGAAGAATACCATCTTATTTTGAGTATAAGTATGGTATTTGCTTTGATAAAGAACTAAATTTACTAAAAAAATACGGATATGTCGATGATAATGGTAAACCAACAGACGCAGGATTAGAAAAAGTAAAAGAGCATTACCAAATTGTTGAAAATCACAACTATAGATAAATCTAAGATTGTTAATCCCACGAATCATCTGGATCCAATCAAAAACTTAAATCTACATTAAACTATTTATTTGATGTAATAGACATCTATTATTAATTTGTGTTAAACTACGATTGCAAGGAAAAACATTAGTTTTGAGGAGGCAGTCTAAAATGGTACCCATAAGGAGGACAACAACGTGACAGTTGTGATACTCACTTGT